TATGGCTTTCAATCTTAACGGATTCAACTTTAATCAATCCATTGTCGATACTGGGAACCACGTTGTCCCTACTTGGGCTGACATTCTTAACCGTGCGGGACTTGGAATGGAAGTAATGCATGAACGTAATGCTCATAACTTCCCACTTGATCTAGCAGCAGCGTCTACTACTGAGGTAGCTCTGACTGCACCATCTATTGGTTAATTAAAACGTCCGTTCATCCTTCGGGACGCATGACATGAGGTGACATGGAACGGGGTCCCTCAATTCTCTAAGGAGGATACTATGCAAGCAAAACGTCACGTACGTCTTGTCTATCGCGGTGTTCCATACACCAAGTAATCTGGTGATTAATGGGAGGTTCGATTCCTCCCTTTACTATTGGCTTTAGCCCTCTACGGAGGATACCTTTAGCCGTCTAGACGGTGGGATAGACCACACATATACAATTAAATAATACTCAAAGATCTTTGAGAGTCGAATATACATTTACTCTCTAAAACAATGCCACATCAGTCTTCCGACCTAACAACCAAACAGGTTATTGTCGGCGCTAATAATTTGGCGGGTGGTCAGAGTCCAACTACTGACCAACGCCGCGCTCTCTATCTGAAACTGTTCAGTGGAGAGATGTTCAAAGGCTTCCAGCATAACGCAATCGCACGCGATATGGTGATGAAGCGTACACTTAAGAACGGCAAGTCTTTGCAGTTCATCTATACCGGTCGTACCACGGCTGAGTATCACACCCCTGGTAACGCAATCCTCGGCAACTCCGATGGTGCGCCCCCAGTGGCAGAGAAGACCATCACGGTTGACGACCTGTTGATCAGTTCAGCGTTCGTATATGACCTTGATGAGACTCTTTCTCATTACGACCTGCGTTCGGAGATTAGCCGCAAGATCGGCTATGCCCTCGCAGAAAAGTATGACCGTTTAATCTTCCGTGCTATTGCACGTGGTGCACGTTCTGCCTCACCTGTTAGTGCAACTAACTTCGTTGAGCCAGGCGGTACTCAGATTCGCGTTGGTGCTTCTACTAACGAATCTGATGCATTCTCCTCTTCTGCATTGATTGCTGCTTTCTATGACGCAGCCGCTGCAATGGATGAGAAGGGCGTCAGTGGTGACGGGAGAGTCGCCGTATTGAACCCACGTCAATACTATGAATTGATCCAAGCTGTTGGTTCCAATGGTCTTGTAAACCGTGACGCTCAGGACACTGCTCTGCAAAGCGGAAACGGCATCATTGAGATCGCTGGTATCCAAATCTACAAGTCGATGAATATTCCTTTCCTCGGCAAGTACGGTACTAAGTACGGCGGAACATCTGGTCAAACATCTCCTGGCAACACCGGTAGCTTTATCGGTCCTGCTTTGGAAGATGCTTCCGGTGCTACTACCGGCATCAACAATGACTACGGTACTGCTTCCGAATTCGGTGCAGTGTCTGCTGGTCTTATCTTCCAGCGTGAAGCTGCTGGTTGCGTAGAAGCAATCGGTCCTCAAGTACAAGTCACCAGTGGTGATGTCTCCGTGATTTATCAGGGCGACGTTATCCTTGGCCGCTTGGCTATGGGCGCTGACTACCTGAACCCTGCTGCAGCCGTTGAGCTGTATGTCGGTGCTTCAGCTCCTTCTACATTCTGATTTTTATACACTTTATGGGGATCCTTCGGGGTCCCTTTTTTTTACTTATATGTCCTCAACTATTGGCACCGATACCGAACTATCCGCAGTGAACTCAATCTTGGGGAGCATCGGTCAATCACCAGTTAACACACTTGACTATTCAAACCCTGAGATTTCATTCATCTTTAACATCCTAAGAGAATCACGCATTGATGTATTGAATGAAGGCTGGGTATTTAATATTGAAAACAACGTAGTCTTAACACCTGAGACAGGAACAGGGTTCATTACATTCCCTGCCGATGCACTACGTATTGACGTAACAGACAATCAATTTGACAGAACTACAGATGTAGTAAGACGTGAAGGAAAGCTATACGACAAAGTACATAAGACATTTGTATTTAAGAATGCAATCAAAGCAGACATCGTAAGGGTGTATGACTTTGAAGACTTGCCTTCTGTCTACCAGCGGTACATCACATACAAGTCAGCTACACGTGCAGCAACTCAACTGGTTACCAACGCACAGCTAGTGCAGCTACTTGGTCAGCAAGAGGCTATGGCACGTGCTGCATGTATTGAATACGAATGTAACCAGGGTGACCATAATTTCCTTGGCTTTGAATCAAATACCCAATATCAAACCTATCAACCTTTCCGTGCACTGAGGCGCTAATGGCAACAATTACACAGACTATTCCAAACTATGCATTAGGTATTTCTGAGCAACCTGATGAGCAGAAGCTACCTGGGCAGGTTAGGGATGCAGTAAATGTTGTCCCTGATATTACAGATGGTCTTACAAAGAGACCTGGCACAGAATACATCGCAACACTAGGGAATGTATATGCAACCGGAAGTTGGTTTAGTTATTACCGTGATGACAATGAAGCTTATATCGGTAATGTAAGAGCTGACGGAACAGTACGAGTTTATAAATGTCGTGACGGAGATGTTCCTGGTTCTGCGGGAACAGAAATAGTTGCGTCACCTAGTGACAGTGCTGGAACATACTTAGCACATTCTAACCCTGGCGACATTGAAGCACTAACTATTAACGACACAACATTTTTAGTTAATAAGACATACCCAGTCTCATTACTTTCGGACGTCACACCAGCGAGTCAGAAAGATAAGGTAATCTCTACAGAGCCTTATTACGATCCCAATGAGACTGAGACTAAACATGCAGTTTACGTAGAGCTAAAACAGATTGCACCAAGACGAAGCTATGCGCTAAATATTTATAATAATGAAAATACTCAAGAACTATTTAGTGCGACAACTGTAGAACTTCAATTGTCAGAGTCAGGTCACACTGATGGAGAATCAAATGCAATTTCTGCGCCGAGTGGTGGTGACTACAGTTCAGATAAATATAAAGATCCAAGCGATAGCAGTTACTTACATCAGTATGGGCCGGATTGCCCTGCAGCAGGTAGTCGAGTAGATGTAGCCTCTGCTGCTAATGGAGGTGGAAATATTTGTACGAGAGTTACTGTACTGGGGCAACCCTTTGTAAGTAGATTTAAAACAAATCCATCACCAGATCAACCACAGTACAACTGTCAATACACAGGCAGAATTGAGTTATTGTATGGAGGTTCTTACACAACGTCGAAGTTAGGTGCAAATGATTTTTTCATTGTAACTATCTCGGGTAAGAGGCATAGAGTGAGAGTTAGGTCAGAAACATCATCACCTCAAAGAGGAAACATTGCGCGAGTCAGACCTATACCTGTAGACATTGAACAGGAAACATCGGTATCTGCAGCAGCAGTACTTAATAGTTTAAATAAAGAAATTAATGATGGGGCAGGTGGCACAGTAAGAAGTCGAATCATTGGCAACGGACTGTACCTTTGGTCAAACTCTACATTCAATGTAGAAGCACTTGAAAGCGATCTATTTAATATTGTCACTGATGAAATTAATGATGTAACAGAACTACCTTCATCATGTCGTGATGGATTTATTGTCAAAGTATCTAATTCAGCAGCCGTACAAGACGATGATTACTACCTAAAGTTTAAAGGTGATAATGGTGCAGACGGTACTGGTCATTGGATTGAATGTGCTGCACCAGGAATTAAATATAAAATTAACCCAGCATCCATGCCTTATGTATTAACAAGGGTTTCAACGAGTAGCTTTACTGTTGGACAGTGGAAATATACACAGGATGGTGTTGTTAAAAGTAGTTGGAAAGACCGTGAGGTAGGAGATGATCTTACTAATCCAGCTCCTAGTTTTGTTGGGAAAAAAATCAGCAAGTTACTGTATCACCGTGATCGACTAGTTGCATTGAGTGACGCTAATATCATCATGTCTCAACCTGGAGACTTAGGTAACTTCTGGAATAACACAGCACTTACCTTTTCAGGTGATGACAGGATTGATATCTCATGTAGCTCTCCTTCAGGTGGAGTCAACTCATTAGTAGATGGAATTGAAATTAATACAGGACTAGTATTATTCTCAGAGAATGCACAGTATCTCTTCAGTACAGATAGCGATAAACTTGATCCTCAAACAGCTCAGGTATATCCATTATCAGTCTTCAATTACAACACCAGCATTCATCCTATTTCATTAGGAACAAGCCTAGGCTTTGTAGATAATGCAGGTAAGTACAGTCGGTTCTTTGAGATGCTGAATGTACGGCGGGAGACAGAACCTGAAGTAGTAGAGCAAAGTAAAGTAGTATCGAGACTGCTGAATAAGAATCTTGATATTTTCACAAACTCTAGAGAAAATGCTTACATCTTGATGGGTAAGATTCTTACCAATGAGATCTATGGATTCAGATACTACAATGTAAGTGGTAAACGATTGCAAGGTGCTTGGTTTAGATGGACGTTCCAAAAGGACATTTTCCATTTTGTTATTATACAAGATGACCTGTACATTATTTTTGACGATAGAACACTGGTAAAAATTAGTTTAAAAGA